CGGTTTTTAATGTTTCCCAATCACCCGTAGCCTTTGCGTATTCCAGACGATTATCTTTATCTGCATCGTTTTTTAATGTTTCCCATTCGCCCGTAGCCTTTGCGTATTCCAGACGATTTTCACAATCTTCATCGTTTTTTAATGTTTCCCAATCACCCGTAGCCTTTGCGTATTCCAGACGATTCTCTTCATCTTCATCGTTTTTCAAGGCTTTCCAATCGCCAGTAGCCATTGCGTATTCCAGACGATTATCTTCATCTGCATCGTTTTTTAATGTTTCCCAATCGCCAGTAGCCTTTGCGTATTCACGACGATTATCTTCATCTGCATCGTTTTTTAAGGCTTCCCATTCGCCCGTAGCCCATGCGTATTCACGACGATTATACCAAAATTCATCGGTTTTTAATGCTTCGTATTCTTTTTTTAGTTTCCTCATATAAATTGTTTTAATCCCAATGAATTAAGTATTTTATAAAGCTCTTGTCGCTTTCGGCTGATAAATAAGAAAGTTATATACTTTTTTTGTTTATCAGTTATCTTTGATTCGTGCTTAATCTGATCCCAGAAAACATCAGAATACTTGCCATAATCATCACCGTAAATCTTTGAAATATGCTCATCCTCGCGCAATATCTTTATCAAAGACGCTATTTGGTTAATGCTCGGCTTGTCATTCATATAATTAAAATGTTTTCTTAGGCAACTCCATCAAATACAACTCGGTCGCAGTTGTCTGAATGTTGTCAGATTTTTCTGCAATAAACAGCTTGACCGCCAATTTCAGACAAACCTCCCAGTGTATCCTGTTATCTCTCTCCTCCTCAAAACTGCGCTGTGCCGGATTTTGTGGCAAATATGTAGTTTGTGTCGCACTTGGCGCAGGAACGCCGCTAACGGCAATTTCGGGGCTGTCAGACGCAGCCTGCGTGTAGCCACAACTCTGGCTGGAACACGCAAGGAACGCCGAATACGGCTTGTTGGTCTTCTTGCTTATACCGGACGGAATTAGTTTTAACGCACTATTACATTTTGGACAATTCATAATTTTATTCATTAAATAAGTTAAGTGTCCATTGTCTTGCTTTATCAATGGATTCTTTTATCCCAATTAAGGTTTTTCGATTATCTGCAAGCATAAATTCTTTTGCTTTATTTTCAAATATCGTGTCTATTACACTTTCCAATGTAGAAAAATACGAGTTAGTCATAGTTTTCCCCTTAAGTGTATATCCATAACTATCCGTAGTGATTTCAAAATCATTTGATTTGAATATTGTCCCAGTCGTCTTTGCTTGTGCTTTAATTCTATTTTCTAGCATTTTCTTTTGTCGTTCTTTTGAAATTTCCATACATTTGTTATTAGTTAATTGGTTTATACAATCAATTCTAGTCGTCTTTTTGTCGTGCTGGCGGCGTTTTGAGTGCCTACCCTGTGTATTATCATTCAGGAGCATTTTAACGCCGTATTAAGTCACGAATTAAATCGTTTACTTTTTTTTCATTTTCTGACAATGCACTGCCAATCATTGTCAGATCAAAGACGAATTTTACCTTTGTCTTGCCATTGATCTCTTCTATCTCAACTTCGTGCGGAACCGCAAGGCTGATTAAAAGCGTCGCCACCTGCTTATCCGTTGTTCGATACTCTTGCATAAAATTTATAAATTAGTGTTCTGTAAAATTTCTTAATTTTGCGAATGTTCATAGGTATTCACTTAAACTCACTCAATAATATTGTTAATTCCCAAATTTCTCCATAAACCTTTTTCCTCTTCCACCAACTCAGTTGCCTAGTTTTCCTCGTTAACTTGATTATCCGGTCAATACACTCTTCCTTGGTATATCCCCTGCCCGAATAAGAAGTTGTCCCCATATAAAGTTTTTTCATAAATTACATGTCTTTAATTCTTAAATACTCTTCTTCCGCCTGCTTCTCCAAAAGGTATTCTATTGAATAACCCTCTTTCAAAAGCTCGTCCATCTCTTTACACCACTCGTCTAAATAAGCCGTAAAGCACATACGATTTTTCACAATTAACAATCAAAAATAAAAACGCAGGTCGTGCGTTTTGATCTCTCTGCTGAATTGTGTGTTACATATTTCATACTTCTAACTTAATTATACAGTTTTTGACTTCTTACTGCAAGGATTCAACTGTGGATAACTTGTCCGTTTGATAGCAACTCCTCCGGAAGCTTTCCCTCTTGTAATTCCATCCAATATTTCATAATAGTTAAAATTTGTTCACCAGTCAGCTCTCTCTTGACCCTCTTCCCTGCCAAATACCAATTTAATTTGCTTTCTTTCATCTCTCTTAATTTGTATAACGCCGCTAATGTCATACATCGTATTTTTCAAGTATTAAGTTATTAAGAATTTTTACTAAACTAATATTTCTTCCGTTTAGTCTTAATTTCTTCTTTTCCGCTTTCAATAATTCATAGCACTTCTTAGACAAATATGTCGTTTTGTGTCTCATAATCTGTTCCTCATCTTCATACATAAGAAAGTGTATTATAATGCACTTATTATGTAGCCTTTTTTTTCCTCCAACGGTGGGCTGGACGGCAAATCCTCGTGTGATCAACTAGGTATTTAAGGCTGGCGCTAATAAACATTGGAGGTCACGGAAGTTAAGGCTAGAACTGTCCGTGAATAACGAATATCTACTAACGCTTTATCCAACACTCCTCTGATGTTGATTTTACCCCGACAAAAAGTCTTTTGATTGTTGTGTCCGGTAATCAAAGGTAACCCGGGATTTAGTCTGTTTGTATATAAAAAATACCCTTAGGAAGCCTGACAAATGCCACAATACTTAACTTTAACATTAAGTACACAGAACATCCAACAGGTTTCCTAAAAGTATTTTCCTTCTTGTAATGTCCTCGCCGCGGTGAAATGTCATTGGCTTCCGCTCCTTCGAGCAATTTCATTGTAGCACCGTTAAAATAAATTGCAAGTGTCGTTATCCACAGGCATGATTATGGACAGGAGTTAAAAAAAGTGCTAAGGTGTAGGTAATAAGAACCAAAAATTGTATGGAGGACACATTATACAATTTCAAGAGGCACTAATTTGGTGTTTTTTTATTTGTTAAATAAGATGATTACACGAAGCGACTAGTTAATTTTTATGTAGCGGGGATAAAATGAAATACGGTTTTTCTTATATGGGTAGTAAGGACAAAATTGCGATGCAGTTATTGTCTGTTATTCCGGCCGCAAATAATTTTTATGATTTATTTGCTGGTGGTTGTGCGATAACGCATGCGGTCTTGTTGCATCATAAATGGGAAAACATAATAGCAAATGACATACAAGGAACGACGGATTTATTTTTGGATGCGATTAAAGGTAAATTTTGTAATGAAAAACGGTGGATAAGCAGAAAAGATTTTTTCAGGTTGAAAGATAATGATCCGTATGTGCGTTGGATATGGAGTTTTGGAAATAATGGGCGCACTTATATTTTTGGTCGTGATATAGAGTTAATAAAAAAAGAGGCGCATGAATATCTTTTCAGCCACGGTTATGATTATACAAACGAAAAAAGAATTAGGCTCATAAAAGATTTTAAAAATCACGCTTCGATTCTTGGTAGATTTGAGCTAGAGCAGTTAGAGCGGTTACAGCAGTTAGAGCGGTTAGAGCAGTTGTCGCGGTTAGAGCGGTTAGAGCGGTTAGAGCGGTTGCAATGTTATGCAAAGGATTATCGTGATATTGAGATAAAGTCGGATTCGGTTGTCTATTGCGATATTCCCTATAAGCAAAAAGAAAATGTATCAAATGAAAAGTATTACGGGCTTAAATTTAACCATTTAGAATTTTATGAATGGGCGGCAAAGTGTGAATTTCCTGTATATTTCTCGTCTTGTTTCTGTGATAATTTTGAGTGTGTGTGGCAATGTAAAAGCAGTTGCAAAATGAATAATAAAGGTTTGGCTGGTAAAAAAGAAATAATTGAAAAATTATATTGGAATGGCAAAGGGCGACATGTCAAACAAACATTATTTTAAACTCGTTTTTATGAGGAGGTGTCGGAAACTTGTTCGAGGCCTTCTCCGGTTTATTACTTTGGGCGTTCTTCGGAACGAGTCCTATAAGGAATGTTTTGGTGTTCTCAGTGATTATCAGTTTTTTCTGAGGACGCCTAAAATAATAAACTATGGGATGCAAACAATGTTGCGAGCATAAGAGCATGAGAAAAATAGCATTTGATTATGTTAAGTGCGAAGACTGCGGTCAGGATTTTTATGTATTAGAAGTTAATGACGACCATGACGGGGTGCCAGATGAGTTTTTTGATAAGTTGGAAAATATTGGCGGGTTGTATTCGGTGTTAATGGGAGTTTGGAAGAATGGCGAAAACCATGAGCAGACCGATACAGAGCAGAAATATGAACATATAGAATTTACAAAAAAGCAGATATTACAATTATTAAAAGATGAGTGGAAAAGCTATGCCGGTTCGGCTAATGAAAACTAAAAAGGGGTATGGTGTAATGTTGGATAAGGAGAAGCGTTTTTTAATTGAGGACATTCCGTATAAAAGTGCTATAATGTATGCAAGGGACTATAATGATAATGAGAATAATGAGAATAATGAGAATAATGAGAAAAAAAATAAATAGCTAATTAGCTAAATAAGGTGCGTTCCTTAATTGGAGCGGGAATAGGTTATCCTTCATTCAGTTGTTATATACTGATCCTATGGGTGGGCGATAAGGGATATTTTTATGAATGAGAACAAATGTCCTTGTGCTGAGTTTTTGGAAACAGGCGAATGTAATTGTTGGAAAATTTATGGCAAGCAATCCTACAATAGAGTTAAGCAGATTAAAACTTTACACTTTTCTCGTAAAGAACGAGACAAATACAACGACAATTAGTTGTATTGCTCGAAGTCTGGAAGATGCGTCCCTAGATGTAAATTCACATAATGTTGGAGCTTTTGTTCAGCCTTGCGGCGCTTTAGATTGGTTGCAATTGGTTGACCGGGTTAATAAGAAATTTAATTTAGTTGAGTCGCCGGTTGAATCATCAAAAGACTTGCCAAAAGACTTGCCAAAAGACTTGCCAATGGATTTGCCAAAAGACTTGCCAAAAGAACCGATAAAAGAGGTTAAAAAGTTAAATAAGCAGAGGACAAAATATTTATTGCAGTACGTGCAAGAGAAATATGGTAACAAAAAGATTTCAACGATAATAAATAAACTTATTAACAATTAAAAGAATTTCTTATGAAAATCAATGTTTCGTTACAAGCACACTCGATGTTAAAATTTGTGTTAACAACGACAGGGGAAAAAGAGGTAGATCAAAAAGGCAATGAGATCAATTCGCCATTACGATTAAATGGTGAAGAATCGGCGCAACGACGGCATTATTTCAAATTATTAGAGCCTACACTTGAAAGAGTGGAAAAGGAGTTATTGGAAGCATCCGAAGCGCACATGGAGTTAGTGAAAAAGGAAAAGGACAAATTGGAAAAGACATTTAACAATAATCATTCAACTTTAGGCTCGCTATCCGAAGAGGAAAAAGACGCTAAATTGAATAAAGTTCCCATATTGATTGATTCTTTTAAGAAATTACAAGCATTAAATAAAAAGTTAAATGAAGAAAAGACCGAAGTTGAAGTGACGGAAAAAACCGCCGAAGTAATAAAAAAGTATTTTAAGGAATACGGTGATAAAATCGGATTTGCTTCCGGGGATGATTCGGTAATAGAAGAATTAAATGAAATTTTATAATATGCTATATATTCTATTTTTAATTGATTTAATCTTATTGTCGATTTGTTTGATTGTATGGATAATAAAACAGTTTCATAATAAAGAGATAAAACAAAGATTTAATAATGCGGTCGTTCGATCGATACAAAAAAAGTTAAGTAATACGGTTCCGGATGGGATGGTGTTAAAAATAGATAACAAGAAAATCGAAGAGGATGCTCAAAAAGAGCAACAAGAAAAATGGTATGGCAAATAAATGTTCCTTATGTGGAAGGTTTTATAAATATCAACATTCCATTAAATATGATAATGACGGTAAACTGATTGGTTGTTTTCATGATAACGAGTTTATTGCAACACAATCGCAAGGATTAGCTATTCAGAAACAGCGAGATTTTCATAAAAAAGACTTGGTTCAGCCGTTTAATCATGACGGAACGCCAAACAAAGATTTTAAAAACCTATATCCCAATACAAAAGTTTAAAAACAGAGCAATAATGTAATTTTAGATAAAAAAATCAGTCAACAAAAAAAGTGTAAATTTAGACAAATATGGATAAAAGACAAAACAATTCAGGAACAAAGGGGAATAAAGGAAATAAGACTGGTTTCGGGCAACTTAATAATTTAAGGGCTAACATGTTGAAATACGAGCCTGTTTTTTGGGAAAAGCTAGGCACTTTAATGCTTGAAGGTGATAAATGGGCGCTTGCTGAATATAACAAAATCCAAGTAAAGATGATTCCGCAAGAAAATCTTAATACTAATGAAACAAAACTGAAAATAGAGTTGTCTGATGCGGACAGGATAATCGTTAATAGCTTAATAGAAAGTTTTAAGCAGAAATTAAATGCTGAATGAGAATGAGGTTGTTGACATTTTGAAGCAGGAAAGTATTTATGGATTTGTTAGGTTAAATAAGTTGATGAACGAGAAGAACAATCCGATTGATTGGGTCAGACATAAATTTTTATTTGATATTTACGATGACTGGACTCCGGTTCAAGCTTGTATAAAAGCATCACAGATTGGTTTTTCAACGATGGTGATATTGAAAGCGTTATTTGCTGCAAGGAACAAGAAGTATAATATAATTTATTGTGTTGATGAAAAAACGGAGGTATTAACAGAAAATGGATTTAAGAAGTATGATAAGATAAAAATAGGTGAAAAGATATTAACTCTTGGAATGGATGGCAAAGTTAATTGGTCTCCCGTGGAAGAGGTTTTTTCTAAAGTGGCTGATGTAAAAATGTATAGATATAAATCAAGAAATTTTGATGCTTGGGCAACTTACAACCACAGATGGATAGTAAAGCGTAGGTATTCTAATAAATATGAAATAAACATTTCCGAAGATTTGCATAAAAAGGAAAGATTTATTCCAAAATTTGCGCATAGTCCCAAAAAAAAGAAAAGCTATAAAGATGAATATGTAGAATTGTTGTCATGGATATTTTCAGAGGGATACTATGTTAAAAATCAAGGTAATGGAATAAGGAATACAACGGATAATTCAATTATTATTACACAATCAGAAAGAGTTAATAAGAAATATTGTGAAGCTATAAGAGATTGTTTAGATGCCAATGATGTTAAATGGAAAGAATATTATCAAAAACAGAATGGGTGTATTTCATTTAGATTTGCATTCAGGTTAGGCGAAAAGATAAAAAAGAATTTTCCAGATAAGATACCAACAGCTGAATTTGCCAGAAGATTAACAACCAAACAAGCAAAGATTTTTATAGAAACATTTGTAAAAGCAGATGGTTGGATTGATAAAAGCGGGACAATGGCTATAAGCCAAAAGAATAAAAAATGTATTGATATTTTGGCCATGATTTCTGTGCTGGGTGGTTATTCTCCTAGTATTATTCCACCGGGTAAGAATGGGGCGTATACATTAAGAATGACACAATTTGATTATGTTTATACCAATGAATTGAAACCAATTATTAGTAATGAAAAGATGAGGGTTTGGTGTCCGAGAACAGAAATTGGAACATTTTATGCCAGAAGAAATGGTAGATGTTATTGGACAGGAAACACGCTCCCAACTGGCGGAGATGTGAACGAGTTTGTCAGTTCAAAGGTCAATAAGATCATTGATAACAATTACGCATTGCAACAACTGGTAAAGGATAAAGACACGATCTTTCAAAAACAGCTTGGTGATTCGGTGATTTTCTTTAAGGGGACGGCAACGGGAAAATCAGCGGAGAAAAAGACAGAGTCACATACGGGGATTATGATTACTAGCGATTTGAATATCCATGATGAGAGCGACAGAAGCGATCAGGTAATAATGGAGCAGTTTGAGTCGCGGTTAGATTTTTCAGAATACAAAGGACGCTGGTATTTTTCCAATCCAACAGTGCCAAAGGTGGGGGCGCATAAACACTTTTTGATGTCAGACCAAAAGCACTGGTTTCATCGGTGTTCTAAGTGTAATAAAAGATTCTTTTTGGAATGGACGGACAGTTGTATTGATAGAGACAAGGAAATTTATTTGTGTCCGAAATGTCATCAGCCGTTGAGTGATGAGGACAGAAACAAGGGGGAGTGGATTCAAAAATACAGAAACAAAGATATTTCCGGTTATTGGATAAACCAAATGATGGCAAGCTGGAAAAGTTGCGCTGATTTGTTAAGAAAAGAAAAGGAATCGAGCAAGGGGCATTTCATGAATTTTTGTTTAGGCCTGCCGTATATTGGGAGCGACATGGTTGTAAATAGGGAAATAATAGTTAATAATATAGTTTTAACGGACAACAAGAAGAAGAATGTGGCGATTGGCGTGGATAATGGGGTGATAAAGCATTATGTTATAGGAAACGAAGAGGGAATTTTCGCTATTGGAAAGACGAAAGACTGGGACGAGATTGAGCGATTGAGGAATTTGTATGATGCAAAGATGGTAATTGATGCGTTGCCATATCCGAGAAGACCGAAAGAGTTATCAGAAAAATATAAATTTAAGATATTTTTAAATTTTTATAAGAGAGATAAAGACGATTTGAAGACGATTCGGTGGGGTGAGAGACAAAATCATAATTTGGTATATAGTGATCGGACAAAGATATTTGATGAGGTAATAGCACAGTTGGTGGCGGGAAAAATTGTTTTTAATTTAACGGTTTACCAATTAGAGGAGTTTATTGAGCATTGGGAACGAATGTATTTGGCGAAGACAGTTGATTCTATGGGGTTAGAAAGGATGAGTTGGGAGAGTTCAAGTGATGAAGACCATTATTGTTTGGACGGAAATTCAAAGGTTTTAACGGCAGGCGGTTATAAGAAGATAAAGAATATAAAAATTTCTGAAGAGGTTTTGACAACCAAAGGATTTAAACGAGTATACTGGGCAGGTTTAACGCAGAGTGCAGTCAAGACAAAAACGCTTTATTTGTCGAATGGCAAACGATTGATCGGCACAGGCAATCATAAAATAAAGAAAAAAGGACTATGGGTAGTTATTGATGATGTAAAATGTTATGATATAATTGAATCAGAAGAAAATTATTTCCAATTATGCCGACAAAAATATATAAAGGAATTAAGTTCAGACGATGGTCAAATAGTAAAAACAGGACAGACAGAGTTTATTATATTCCCTCTGGTAATTATATTAAGAAAGGTGTTCGACGATTACATCAAGAAATTTGGAAAGATGTATTTGGAGAAATTCCTTGCGGTTGTGCGATTCATCATAGAGACGGCAATCCGGAAAATAACGCAATTGAAAATTTGGAATGTATATCAAGAGGAAGACATCAATCAGAGCATGCAAAAAAGCTATTTGAAAACAGTGAATATAGAAAAAAACAAGAGTTGCATTTGGAGAAGATTCGTAAGTTATCTCATTTTTGGAGAAAAACAGAAGAAGGTAAAAAATGGCATTCAGAACATGCAAAGAAGACATTGGTGCTGGATAAGCAAAGGGATTTTATCTGTATTGAGTGTAATTCTATTGGTTATACAAAAAGCAGAAATGGCGGTAAATTCTGTTGTAAAAGATGTTGTAATCGTTGGCATGCACGAGAATGGAGACGAAAGAAATGTTTATAATCTGTCAGTTGAGGATCAACATGAATATTTTGCCAGCTCTGTTTTAGTAAGTAATTGTCACGCAACAATTTATTTTTATTTAGCACTTCAAAAGACAAAGCAAAGAGATGACAACGAGGTAATAAAGAATTTTCCACAGCCGAAACCGGAATACAGTCCGGTAGTAAAAGATGGATTTGTTGAGGGGATTGACACTGACATAGATTGTTTTATATGAAGATAACAATTATATCCCAGAAGATAAAGACAATTCATCCGGTTGTGCTATATGAGGTTCGATGTGGTTTTTGCAGAAAGAGATTGTTTGATACAACAGTTGCGCCACAAAATCGTTGTAAAAGCATAATAATTAAGTGCAATAAGTGTAAACAAATTAACATAATATAAACTATTAAGAAGCTCAAAGAAGCTCACATAACAGTGGGCTTTTTTTATATGGAAATAACAAAATTTTTTACAAAAAGACAAGGAGTAATTGAAGGAACGACTGAGGGGATAGATGAGATAAGGGAGACGCTGTCATTGGATTTGGGAGATGATGAGTTGATAAGAATAATTGATAAACGAATTGCAACGGCAACACAGATTAAGTCAACGATGGATAAAATAGACAAGCAAAATGAGGATTTTTATTTAGGTAAACAGTTAGAGGATTACGAGATTGCGCCAGGGAAGTCGGGAGTGATTGATAATAAAATCTTTTTGTCTGTTGACACAATCGTTCCGATTTTAGCTACAAAGAAGCGTGAGCCGGTCGTAATGGCGGCACAAGACAATGATGAATCAAGGGAGTTGGCACAGATTGCGCAAGAGTATTTAAGTTGGAAATATTTAGAACAGAGAATGACATTGAAATTAGCTGATTTAATAAGATTATTTTCAATTAACAGAATAGTGGCATTGAAATACAGATTTGTACCCGGTAAATATAATGATTTTATTGTTGAGGTTAAGCGCCCGGACTGCTTGTATATTGACAATAAAGCAAATGAAGATGATCAGGAATTTATGGCGGAAATGCTGGAAGAGACAGTAGAGTTAATTTTAGATAAATTTGCGATAAAAGATGGAAAAATTGATAAGAGTAAAAAGGAGAAGATTTTGGAAGCATTGAATTTAACAGATAAAGATTTAGGAACAAAGGTGAAATATATTGAGTTCTGGACAAATGAATTTGTCGTTTGGAAGATGGGGACGGTAATACTGGATAAGGCGAAGAATCCAAATTGGTTATGGGATACAGAAGGGAAAAAATATTTTAATCATTTTAGAGCGCCGAGAAAACCGTATATTTTATTCAGACAACAAAGTCTATTGAAAGGTGCGTATGGCGATACTACGCCAATAGAGCAAGCGATTCCAATTCAGAAGAACATCAATAAAAGAAAACAGCAGATTTCAGATAATGCGGATCAGGCTAGTGGTACATGGATATTTAACGGACGCTACATTTCAAAGAAAGAGGCATCGAAGTTCAGAGGTGCGGCGAATGAACATTTATTTTTTACAGGAGAAGAGAATAGCGAGCCTAAAAATGCAGTTGACCGGTTATTGCCAAAGGATTTGGGGGTTCAAGTTTTCAATGATTTGATGGATGATAAATCAGAAGTGGACAATATTTTCGGCACTCATTCTACAACTAGGGGCGAAAGAGGAGCACAAAAGACACTGGGAGAAGCAACGATGTTGAAGCAAAGTGATTTCGGGCGTTTGGATTTAATGTCACAATACATTGATGCAAAGGTGGTTGAGCTTTATGACGCATTTATTCAGATGACACTGGTTTATTATGATGAGATGAAAACGCTTAAAATTTTGGGAACGGATAACTCACAGAAGTATATCGATTTTAGCAGGGATAATTTGGATGAAGGAATAGAGATAATAATCAATTCAGAGCCACTTTTGGAGAAAGCTGATGAAATGCAAAAATATGTGCAGCTATTTGAAGCGGGGATAATTGATCCGTTGACAATGTTTGAACGATTGAATTTACCAAATCCAAAGGAATTGACAAGACGAAAGTTGTTATTGGATATTGATCCAAAGATGTATTTAGCGGAATTTGTAATGGACGAGAACACTCCCGGAATGGAAAAAGACCCTGTAACATTGGCGAAAAAGGATATAAGGGAATTGGAAGAAGGAGAGGTAGTTCCGCCCCAGCCAGTGGTTGAGAAGGCGCATATTGAGGAACACGTGAAGCATATTAAGAGCCAGCATTTTGAGAATTTGAAGAAAGACATAAAAGCAAATACGGCTGAACATATTAAGGCAGAATTGCAAAAGGTCAAGGAAGATGTGGCAAGTGTTGGAGGGGCGCAACAGCCAGCACAGCCAGCACAACCTCCGATGGGAGGAATGCAACCACCGGCACAACCGCAAGCACCGCCAATGACACAACCGCAGATTTAATAAATAATTTTAATAGTATGCCGTTAGGGGCAGATATCGGAGCAAATATAAGAGAGCTTCGATCAGTAAACAAAAAACGCAAGAGAAGCAAAAAGCAGATTATTGCGATTGCATTAAGTGCGGCAAGAGAATCAAATAAAAAATAATTTCTTAGTTCAATAACTATGCCAAATGAAAATGATGCAACAATAGAGGAGAAGCCAACTCCTCCGGAATCATCGCCCGAAGAAAAAAGCTCCAATGACGAGAATCTTAACATCAGTGAAGATGAAAAAACACAAGAGGACGAATTGGGAAGTGGTATTGAAAATTACGATAAGCGATTTAAGCAGGTTTATTCAAAAATGAAAAAAAAGGAAAGAGAAATTGAAGAAATGCAAAAAAAGCTTGAAAAAAAAGATACCACGGAAGAGCAATCCAATTTTATTCCTGAGACTTGGGAACAAGTATTTGAGACATTTGAACAAAGACAACAACAGAAATTAGTTGCACAAACAAAGAAAGAAAAAGAATTAGAAGCGCAAATTAACGGACAAATCCAAGAGGTAAAGAAACTCTATAAAGATTTGAATGATGATGAGATTTGGGACTATATGGCAGAGCAAGGCGTTACAAATGTTTATGAGGCGGCAACAAAGATAAATGCAAAAAAGCTTGATAACAAAGACAACAAAAGTGTTTCAGGGAAAATTGGCAGCACTTCTAAAAACGCTTCCGCAGGCAAGTCGGAGCTATCGTATGAACAAATACACAATATTAGTTTAGACGACATTAAATTGCCAGACTAAGTAATAAAAAAAAGATATGGCATTTTCACAAGAAGTGCAGGATCTAACAAATTCACAGATTGCGCCGAAAATAATTGATGGGATTCTCGGTGGTAATTTGGTGGCGGTTAGATTTCTGTCAAATGGACGAAAGTTTAGAGGACACAATAATCCGGTAGAGATTAAGTATCAAAAATCTAGTCAGGGCGGTAGTTATTCAGGAATGGGTAATTTTGCATTAGGGGTTGAAACAAACACAGTAAAAGCAACATGGTTGCCAAAATCGTATGCACAGCCGGTGACAGTTGAAAATCTGTCGTTGGCAGTAAATAAGAACGATGGCATTGTTGATTATTTAAAATATCGAATGCAGTCGGCACAGCAGGACATGATTGATGATTTGGGAACGATTTTTTATGGATCAGCATCGGGAAATGATCCTGATGGATTGGCAAATATTGTAGATGACGGTAAAATGCAACATTGCTGTCAATAAATTCGACTATATGCGGGAAACTCCCAAGAGGCAAAAACTGCAAAGTTTAGCACTAACGGACAATCCGCAGGAAAGATCTTTAAAATCAATGACATTATAATGGGTGGTAGCTCCCGTAAGTGGAGAATAAGGATGTGTCTTATTCTCCAGCCCTAATTTAATAATTAACACATCTAATTATGAGAAATTCAAAGGGACAATTTCTTAAGGGAACAAGAAATAATATAAAGAATGAGTTTAAAAAGGGAGAAATTGGTTTTTGGAAGAACAAGAAAAGACCAAATATTTCTGGTAGTAATAATTTTAAATGGATTCCTTTTATAACTAAAAAATGTGAATGGTGCGGAATTGTTTTTGAGACAAAGAAAACAAAAAATAAAAGAGGAATAAAAAGATTTTGTACTCAAAAATGCGCTGCTAAATGGAGATTTAATGGTGAAAACAATCCTAAGTGGTCTGGTGGAAAGGCAAGAGAATGGGATAAATTAAAAATGTCTGATGGATATAAAGTATGGAGATTGGATATTTTTAAAAGAGACAAATTTACTTGTAGATTTTGTGGATACAGAAGTAAAAAAAGTAAAGCTCACGGTGATAAAACATCAGATATTCAAGCTCATCATATTATTCCTTTAAGAGAAAAAAAAGAGTTGGCAATGGAAATAACAAATGGTATTACTCTTTGTCTAAAATGTCACAGATTAACCTACGGTAAAGAAAAAAACTTTACTATGGTATTTAAAGAAATCCTCAGAGACTTTATGTCGAACATCCCGAAAGGGTAAAGATAAAGTCCGAACTTATAGGAAACTATAAGAAGTGGACAGTAAAAGTCCACGATAACAAAATGAGTGTTGCGGCAAGTTATGCAGGTTTGACAAGATCTAGTTATAGTGCCTTGAGTTCAAGTGTCACTACTGCGGTTGGGACATTGACATTGGATCATTTAGCGGCGACTTATGACGCAATCAATGTTGGTTCAGATGTTCCGACAATGTTTGTAACGACAAAAGCAATATTTAGTATTATTGAAAGACTGTTATTTCCAACAACATCAGCGTCTTATAACGCACAAGGCGGTTATGCACAACTGGGAAGACGAGGGATTACAAAAAATAAATCCGGCTTGGGTGGAGAAATAGGTTTCAATGCAATTTTTTACAGAGGTGTTCCGATCGTAGCGGACGACAAATGCACAAGTGGTTATTTGTATATGTTAAATGAAAATTATTTGCATTGGTCTTCATTGCCACATCCGACACATCCAACAATGAATTTCGGTTCTTCTGAGATTGAGGGTGTAAATGATAATTCACCAAAGAATCATGGAATTGTATGGACGGGCTTGAAAGAGCCGATTAACGCAGATGGTGAAACAGGACAGTTCTTATTGTATGGTCAGATGATTTGCGAGAAACCGAGTTCACAAGGTGTTTTACAGGGGATAACGGGTTAATTAAATTATGGGGGAATTAGTTGCAAATAAAGATTGAATATCAATTGTTCCGAAAATCTAAAAAAGAGTTCGGATGTAATATTCGATCGGTCTTATAACAATTCCCTCTAAAAATATTTATATGGGAATGCAAAATATAAATGCGTATTTGCCATTTGTTAAGTCAAAGCACAATACGTTAGGAAAAGTGACAGACATTCAATTTGTTGCAAATACCAGTGATCCGTCAGATAGCGATTTGGCAGCTGGAAGATTGCATTATTTGAGTGGAACAGGTTTGCGTTGGTATGATGGTTCTACTTGGTATACAATTCCGACCTCCAGTTCAGGCGGCGGATTGAGTGCATGGGATTCGATGTATGCGTTAGATAAAACACTAACGATTAGTAGCACAACTTTGACATTTGATCTAACACACGCGACCGGAGATGGTTTGACATTATCCGGCTCGGCAGGATCGGCAGGGCAACTATTGCAGTTTGCCAATTCCGGATCGGGCTTGGATGTTCAAGGAACAGGTGATGTATGGTCGATCAGTTCAGCGGGTGCGGCAACTTTTGTCGGTATTACTCCCGGTGGAGATATTACGACTACAGCAGCGGCTTATGATTGGGATTTAGTTGATAATAATGCTTCTGCTTTGAGTTTTGATGCGGCCGGAAAAGCTGGAATTATAGCAATTGTAACAACCAATTCATCTGAGGGTGTGACGATGAGTGGGACATTGACGGTTGCGGGAGCTTTAACAGCGTCAGTCGGTTTGACAAGTTCGGATGGGGCTTGCACATTCACGGACAATTCCAATGCGGCGAATGGAATTACTTTTGTTAATGATACAGTCACAACTTATGGCAACGCGACTGATGCCGGTCCAGTTCATTTCAATTCTAGTTCATTGACAACGGGACATCTTTTGACCTTGTCATTAAGCAATACCGCATTAGCAGGAGGTTCTTATTTGAGATGTTGGGAACAAGACGGAGGTGATGTGCAGTTCAGTATTGGGGAAGATGGTCTTACAACTATTGCGGGAACAGCGATTGGAACGGACGCATTAGTAATAACGGATGGAGATATTTTACTTACTTCCGGTAATTTGGATATTACAACAGGTGATGTGGCGTTGGCGGATAGTTCATTAACAATTGTTGATGCTGATAATGCGGCGACATTAAGTGTGACCAACTCTACTGCGACTTCTGAAAGTCCGTTTGCGTTTATAGGAGCAGGCGCGTTTACCGGGACAACGACAAAATCATGGATGACATTAACTGCGGCCGGATTAACAACGGGAACACAGATTTATGGTGTTGCGGCTGCCCTTACACAAGGCAAACTATTGCATTTGACAACCGGCGCAACACAAACATCGGGCAGTATTTTGTATGTTCAAAATACTAGTGCAAGTTCAGCAATGACTTCGGGAACAGTAGCAACATTTGATCACACATCGACAGCTGTTGGTGCGTCTGTTAATAAGATTGGATCAGTAGTGTCAATCACATCTAGCAGAACGGTTAATACCGGTGGAACAACGGCAGATGATTTTGATTTGTTGTCTTTGGTAAAGACTACGACTAGAACAGCTGGAACTGCGGCAACCGCTGGATCAGTATTGTATGTTCAATTGGTATCAACCGGAACGGTCACTGAAACTTCAAAAGGTATTGAGGTTGTCATGGATTCTGGCGGTACTGGTGCTGGTATTGATTTAACTCATGCGGCTACTGGTGGTGTTGCATTGAATGTGGTTGGTGCGGCAACAACGGTTGATGATGTATTGATTACAGGTTCTGGAGCAAAAGCGTCAGCGAAGGCAAGTTTGCAGGTTGTAAATAGTGGTAATACTGCGGCCGGTGGCTCTATTTTGAGAGTAGCGTCCGGTGCGAGTACACCGGCAGCTGCGACTTCGTATTTGGCAGAGTTCACTTATGCGGCATCAACGATGACCAACAATCCGGTTACAATGCAGATCAATAGTGGGGCTTCAACTGGTGCGGCTGTTAATGTAACAGGATCAGGTGTTGGGTATTCGTTGTTAACAAGTAATACCAACACAAGTGCGGTCGGTGTTAAGTGGGGTACATCTCATCTAGCTGGTAGTTCAGAGGCTGATAATGATGTGGTATTCACAATGGATATTGGTGGTGCGGATGACGCGCATGCAGCTGAAATATTCGCAAAGATTCTTGTTACTGCAATTGATGTTAGTGCGGCTGATCCTGATGGCAAACTTGATTTTCAAATTGATGTTGCTGGTACTCCGACTTCAATGTTATACCTACAATCCTCAACAGCTGGTGCGACAACTATGGTATGTGCGGCAGCGGCTTCGACATTTGGCGGTTCAGCAGCTGGTACGGCGGCGGTAACAGTAACTAATGGTGATATAAGTTTATCGGCTGGTAAGTTTATATCTACCACAACGGCTGATATTTATGGATTGGATGTAACAGTGAACAGAGCGGCGGCGACGCAAGGTGTTGCAGTGTTCACAAACGCATCAACCACATCAGCTAAACATGTACTGGAACTTGAACAAGCTGATTTGGACGAACCGTATATTAAGTTTAGCGGTTCAACTGCTATTACGAGTGCCACGGCTGGTGCAAATGGTGATGTCCCTGCGCAGGTAGTTGGGTATTTATTAGTAGATGTAGATGGAACGGATCGCAAGATTCCGTATTATGCGACATAAATTTTAATAAATGACTGGAACGGCGGGAATGTTTAAGGACAGGACTGCCGTTCCGGAAAAATCTCTAAGTGTTTAGGCAGGACAGAGATTTGGAAAGGGAAAAAAATATGGCAGAAAGTTATTTAAAAAGTGATGGTTATTTCAAGCTTTGGAACACCACGCTTGACGCCAATGATTCTTCAGCGAAAGAAACCATTGGGGCGATTAGACGATTGGAGGATGGCAGAACATTCCGTTATGTTCAAATGACGGTGACTGCTTTATCAGAAGGATTGCTAGTGAAACCGGCGGCGGTGACTGCGATCACAAATTTGACTTCTGATACAGCGAAGAAAGTCATCACAGACGCTGATGCGACATGGACGACAAATGCGTATGTTGGTTATTATTTCAAGGTTAATGTGAGCATGACGGGATCGGAAGAGCCGAGAAAGATTGTCGCTAATACAGCAACAACATTGACACTTGAAAAAGCGTTAACAACAGGGTTAGCTTCTGGCGGAACGGATGATGGCGAGATTATTCCTCCTCCGGGCGTAGTTGTTGTGGCAGCGGTATCTGATCAATCACAACCTGTTTGTGGTGTTGGTATTGGAACAATATCAATTGGTTATTATGGCTGGGTACAGATCAAAGGATTTGGAAGTGTTGTCGGTTCAAATTTAACCGAGACGCAACCGATTACTCCTGGTGGTGCGACTGCCGGATATGCTTTGGATGGTGCGGCGGCAACGGATGTTGTTGTTGGCACTTGTATTGCGGGATCATCAGGAACGGGAAAACCGCAATTAGTAATGCTTAATATTCCCGAATAAGTTTAGATTATTTACCCGCCGTCGATGCTTAATAGGGGCGGCGGGATAAATAATTTAATAATTAAGAAAAAATTATGAGATTCGTATTTAAGACATTAAAAAACAACACAGACAAGGATTTGACTTTCTTATATGACAGTCAAATGTTTACAGTTAAGGCAAAATCAGAGGAAGTTTTACCAGACTATATTGCTTTGATGGGTGCAAAAAGACTAGCAGACCGAGAGTGGACGGAAATACTAAATATAGAAGGAAAACAGAATTTCATTTCAAGTTGCTTGGGTGAGACAAACCAGCCAGGTCCAGAAGCTCCGAAATTAAGTTTGAAGGAAGAAATTGAAGAGCAAAAACAGTTAGTTCAGCCAGTGAAAGAGGAAGAGGTTCAGTTTCCAGATTTACAAGACGACCACAGTGATTTAGATCCGGACGAAATGAAGAAACAAGAACGAGAAGAGTTAAAAAAAATCGCAAAAGAAAAAGGTTTGGAATTTCCCAACAATATTCCAACCGAAAAACTTAAATCACTTATAAACGAATAATATGTCAAAGTCTTATAGCAATTTAGCGAAAGACGGGAGTGCAAGAGTGATTCAGGTGGCAACAAGTATTCAAACAAGCGATGCCACTGGAACGCCACAGACTTCTCCTCTTGCGTATACAACAGCTTTAATTACAGCACTAACAATACCAACTCGGGCGGCTGAGATAGTATTGAAGCCATCAACCGATTTAAAAGTGTCGGAAGATTCAACAATGACTAGCTATTTTGTAATTTTAGCTAATACCACACAAGTTTTTCCATTAGCAAGAGCAGATAATTTTTATGTTCAAGGAAATTCATCTGATGGAACCTTGAATTTTTATTTTCATTTAATTTAACAATATGAGCATAGTATCAGGAATTGGATTTAGCAGTCCTTCAAATGTGTCTGTTTCCGATGTAGATATTACAAAACTTGGAGGGCTAGATATAAAATTAGACGATGCGGCATATTCAGTCGGTGTCGATGTTGTTTTGCCGTTGGGTGCAATGGCAAATGAGAGTTCAATTGATTCAGTTGACGAGGGCGATATAGGTATTTTACGGATGACACTTGATCGCAGACTTATAAAAGCTAGTGACATTAAAGACGATACAATATTTACGGCTAATGAATATGTTTCAAAGTGTGCGTTTTTAGTTGATGATACTTCAACAGATGTGGTTGATGAAGGGTTTGTAGGAATTGCAAGAATGGGTGTTAATAGAGTTTTATATGTTCAGGGACAAACCCCACATGACGGGATTGATTTGGGTAATCCATTAAAGATTGGTGGAAAGGCAAGCTCTGCGAAACCGACAGCGGTAGCGAGTGGAGATAGGGTAAATGCTTATTTTGACACCTTCGGTCGCCAGCATGTTTACGATGAGGCTGGCGGTGGAGTTGGTGCCGGATTAACGCTTTATGTGTTTGATTCAGTCAATTCAATGGGGCAGGGACAGACAGCATATACAGCGGCAACACAGGTAACGGTTAGTGGATTGAGTTTTACGCCTAATCCTCGTGTTTTGGTTAAGATTGAGCATTACACAAGTGCCGGAGCTTTTGTCGCGGCCTATACTCCACAGCAATACACGATAACTTATGCGGCAGGTGTTTATACGGTAACGGGTGCGGCATTTGGTGCAACTGATTTGATAGTTGTATATCAGCAAGGACCGGAACGCACGACTAACTTGTCAACAAACGCGCAAACTGTTGGTGAGGTCAATCAGATAAATTATCAGGCAGTAGAGGAAAGTTTGCAGGACACGACTAATGTTGCGGCAGCTACTAATTATTATCCGTCAGCATTGGGAGCGGCGATGATGGGTTCAAAAGGGTTGTCATTATCCGGTAAGTTTATTGATGCCGACGGAACGATGACATTGGATGTTGAAGTGACTGATGATGAAGATGCTACAAATGCTGATTGGATAAGCGCGGGATTGTCTTCAATCGACCAAAAGACGGGTATTCAAACAATAGCGGCTGCTCTTACTGTCACTAATGGAACATTGACATTTGCGATAAAATTCCCAGATTTGAATTTCAGATTTTGGAGAGCAAAAATGGTTAATGATGGTGCGACCAATACTTCTATTATCAAAGCAAGAAGAATAGCTAACTAATAATTTAAAAAAATATAGAAGAATTAAAAACAGTATCAACTCCGCTTGAAGTGACTGAAGCGAAGCGGAAAGAGATTAAAGATATTTTATTAAAAGAATGGGATGTGGCTATTGATCGAACAACATTGGCAACTGAAACAATGGAAGGATTTATATTTGGTAAATACGCTACAAGTGAGCATTATCCGATAGACTTATTTACAGAAATAATTGCGGAAATTGATCTTGAAAAGAATCCTGAAGAAGTTTTACCTTAATTATTTATGCAAAACATTAAAAGGTCGAGCGAAAAATGTCTATTCAGAGAGGATTTCATCAACTCTGATTTTGTCAGGGACAATCAAGGCACGCTTGTAGGTTTGCCAACGGTTGCCACCGGCATTACATTGAATGGTTCAACACAGTATGCGACTTTCACAACTAATCGGATTAACTTGACGAACAAAACATTGTTCACAACGGAGGTATGGTTCACTCCCGCTTTTGCAGGTGATGACGGAATCAATCATACGATTTTTGATACAACAAACACTGCCGGACAAAGAATGGGTTTGCAGAAGAATGATTCTAATTTACTGTTAGTATATGTGGGAGGAACGCTTTTATCAACAATCAATTTCGCAACATACGGAGCGTATTGGTTGACGAACAAGAAAAATCATCTTGTGGCGTGTTGTCAGACGGGAAGCACATTGGTTTACTTAAACAATACTTTAGTTGGAACACTTGCAACAGCGTGGACGCAAACTGGGACTCCTGCCTCACTTTTTGTTGGCAAACATATTTCTTCAGGGATTTACTTCGCTGGAACAATTCATTCTGTATCAATCTATGATACAAAATGGAGTGCAGGCGAAGTTGCTAATGCGTTCAAGAAAAACACATTTTCAGAAATAGCGTTTGAAAAAGCCTCATT